CACGCGGAAGTTGTAACGGCAAAATATGAGTCGCGACCACTATCAAAACCCATTTCATTAGCTCATACCTTCCGCCTTAACAAGAACAAGACCGTGGTCATACTGAAGATCATTCAAAACATTATGAGCATCTTGTAAGTATGCTTCATAGTCTCCACAAGAACCGGCTATAGCCTTAGCTATTATGATTACGATTTCTTCTCTAGTCACTATCTACTTCCTTCTATTCGCGTCACCAATCTTCCGTTTTGTCTCTTCCGAAACTGTATGTGTTTTTCCTTTCCAGTAATGAGAATGGTTTTCACTTATCTTTCGTTTGGTTTCCTCGCTACGCGGCCCACGTTTTTCTCCTATATGGCTTTTTCTTAATTTATCACGGTGTTCTTCTGATGTTTTCAAACCTTTATTCCAAGCTACGTGACCTTTATTAGCATCTCTTATTTTTTCTCTAGTAGTTCTATGATCTTCATTTAAAGTCCAATGGTTGTAATTCATTTTTTTCAAATTATAATAACGTTTACCAAGTTCTTCATCTTTTATCATCTTAAGCCAACTAAATTCTTCTTCATACAAATCTTTCTGATTTGTTCTAACAACACTTACAATACGCCGTTTAAAATCATGCGGACGGCGACGATAAGCATGTCTCATTCGATCCGACGAACAAATATACCCATCCCCTCCATGACCCCAATGACAACCAATATAATACATCCTGCGACGACAGTCAAACCAAATATACACAAACCCGTATTTCTCCATTTTGATACTCCTATGAAAAGTGATCCATAGGAGTATTTAGTGAAACCGTCCGTCATTCACGCCACAGTGCGTTAATCATCAAATCAGTCAGGAACGCCGCGAGCGTGATTTCCGGGTCCAAGCTTCTACTCATTTGATCCATCGAAGCCGCCATCATGACAACCAACTGAGGAACAAACTTCGGATCGAAGTGTTCGTAAGCAGTGTCATAAAGTTGACGATAGAACCGTTGAAAATCTATTTCCGAATTCTCGGCGAGCATTTTTCTCATAGCCGTGAAACTCTTCTCGCGTAAATGCTTGATGATTTGTTTCATGGTCGCGTCGGAAAAACTCGCCAAGGTCTCGGGTCCGATCCTCCCGAATTTAGAGAAATGCTGTAGCTCGTTAAGCATACGTCTGAAATCTGGAAAGAACTTCTGAACTAACTCGGCGACCACGGCCTTATCGAACCCTATTTCATTCTCTTTCAAAATATCAAGCGTTCTTTGGTAAAACTGTAATGCCAGCGTCGCCTTTTCCGCCTTTGGAATACGGAAGTCGATCACGGCGCATCGGGAGTGGAGAGCCAGAATGATACGACTCTTGTCATTCGCCGTCATGATAAATCCGCAGTTTCCGGCGAACTCTTCCATGAAGGCGCGAAGGCCCTCTTGAGCCGCCGCCGTGATGCGGTCGGCTTCGTCTAGGATCACATACTTGCGACCACCCGCGAGGGACATTGACGACGCGAATTGCTGGATCGTGGTGCGAAGCGTGTCGATATTACCCTCCAGCGAGGCGTTTTTCATGATGTAATCCGCGCCTAGCTCGTCTAGCATGGCCATCGCCGCCGTGGTTTTGCCCACACCGGGAGAGCCGGCGAGTAAAAGATTACCTACCGCGCCTTCGTCTACATAGGTTTGAAATACCTTTTTCAACCCAACCGGGAGAATCGCGTCAGCTATCTTGTGGGGGCGATAGCGTTCCGTGAACAGATAATGTTCCATGTTGTTTCCTCATTCACCGGCTTCGCCCATCCCTTTCGAGAAAGCACCCGGAAAATATTTCTTTTGCTGTTCCGTTAGACCGTCTCTCCAACTTCCGCCGCCCATCGGGACATGAGCTATATCGAAGTGCATTAAATCAAAAGCGCCGTATTTACCTTTATGTCCACTGAAGTATCCACCAAACCTAAGTGGAAGGTTGGGATATTTATTCAATTGGATACGGCGAACCACTTGAGCAAATTCCTCATACGTCCTAAAGTGCTCGGCGTCTTGATAGTTTGGAAGACGATTTTTATCTTGGTCGATTATCTGAATGTCTAGCGCCATCCCCTTACCATGGAATCGTTTATCGCCCTTACGATATCCAGACACGAACTCCAGAGTATATCCGGGAGGCAAGAACTCAGCCGCCTCCCTCACGCACTCGAATAGCCTAGTATCCAAGGTATGTTCGACAAACTTAGGCCCTAGCGTGTATCTTACCATAACTCATACCCCATGATTTTCATGAAAGTCATATTTTATCTCGGCTTCTTTCCTAGCTGATACAGCATCTTCAAACAAATCAAAATATCCGAGATACATGTTTTTAATATAACTACGCCATTTTCTTGTTCGTTTGTCAAAATAAATGCCGGTATGTCCAGAAACATTCTTTCTGGATTTAGATTGGTTCTTTTGATTCTCTTGTATAGACGCCTCACGTAGATTAATTAATCTGTTATCGCCTCTATCGTGATTTATATGATCAATCTGTTCGGGCCATTTTCCATTTATATACAACCAGATTATCCGATGAGCAAGATATAACTTCCCTAGAATCTTACCACGGAAGTAACCTTGACTACTTTGAGTTATAAAAGCTTCTTTTCTAGCAAATCTTTTATTCCACCATTGCCAATCTTGATCTGAAAGAAACCATCGTCTATCACGCTCTCGCCACATCAATTTACCTGTTTCTAGTTCATAATCTATTAATTCGCAAACTATTTCTTGAGTAATCATTCCTTCCCTTTCTCGTATGTGCTTGATCCTTCTATGGCGATAAAGTATTCACAATCCTGACCGATGAAACGAGATAGTTTCTTCACGCCCCAGTGGATTTGAACCTTGTAGTCGCCGGGATTTATCTTGATATTTTCTTCGCGGAAGATAAAGTTAAAATTCTCGGTCGTTTCTCCAAGCTCTACTGCGTAAACATCGCCCGTGGGGTTCTTACTGTCAAGCACTTCAAGAGCGATGGTCGAACCATCACCGATCACGGCTATTTCAGGCAAACGTAGTATCGAAATCGCCTTCTTGATATCCGCGAAGTCATCTTCCTTCAAATGAAATTCCACATCCACGGTCGGGAAAAGATCATCCTTATTAACCTCGTATGGATCAAGCTTGTCCTTGCTTTGAAGTAGAGACAAGTCAGCGAACATATAGTTCACTTTCTTGCTTCCTTCCATGAGGGTCATGTAGCCGTCATGAATGACTATCGAAGGTTCCTTGAACAGGGACATGACCGACAATAATTTCGGAAGATCGTATATCCCGAACGTCGATTCAAAGTCTTCGTCGATCCTCGCATAGGCGAGCACGGTACGCCCCGGCGACATGGTGGAGAGAACGCCACCGGGCTTTACCACTAGACTTTGATTGATAGTTGAGAAATTCTTTAGAAGCTGAATAGTACGCGGCGAAATAATCATCTTACTCATAGTATCTCCTAATATGTGAACCAAGCAAATATGATAAAGATAGCAACAATTCCAAGACTAATAATCGTAGGAATTGGCGAACTAACTTTTAACTGGTCATCATCCATCATTCACCTTTAGCGTTTAGCAACCTTGGCAACTTTCTGATTACGTCTTCGGGTCTGTCTGCTTTCCTTAACAGGTAGTTGTTGAAGAACCGGAGTCAAGGGCTCAGGAGCCGGTTTGTTTTTACCAAGCATACCCGGATCAGCGGTAGCCGAAACACCAAGAGCACCCATCGCGGCGACCGTGCCAGTATAAACATGAGTGCCGGTATGGCTAGTCTGACACCAAGGAAGAAGCCAAACCTTCTTACCGATAGCACGAGCCTTTTGACAAAACAAGTAGTCCTCGGATAGGTAACGCTTGGAATACTCGGAAAGTTGCTTGTCGGCCATCAAAATAGCTTGCTGTGCTAGACCTTGTTTGTCTCCTTGAAAATTAGGATCAGCAATTTTCTCAAGAGCCTCACGGAAAGGCTTTTCCAAGAACGGTCGGTCGATTTCCGCTTGGAAGAACATACAAATCTCACGCGATCCATCGAAGTGTTCCGTGCGAATATGATCCGGCTTGAACATATACTCAGGATATGCTTCCTGATAATCAAGCAACACTTGACGCTTAATCATCATGGTTCCCGTCCCGACCTCCAACATCTCGGCGGGCTCAAGAATCGAGAAACTTTGCGTGCCGGGAAGAGGATTAAAGACCATATCGCAAGTAAATTGTTCTAGGGCTCTAGGGTCTTTATCAGCGAAACCTTTGTCAACAGCCAGCTTTACTTTCTCATAGGCTATACACTTCTTCGGGTAGGGTAAACCCAATATATCATACTGAGGTTCCCGCATCAGGGACATCATACATATAACGTCTTGGGCGGCGAAGCCAATATCCGAGTCAATAAAAAGAAGGTGAGTGGCGTCGGATCGAAGGAATTCGTCACAAGCATACGCCCTCGCCCTAGTAATAAGAGACTCGTTAAAGAGAGAATATAGTTGAAGTGGTAACTCTCTTTGAGTAAACATAGTAACGACTTCGCATAAAGAACGGGCAAAAGTGCCAAAACACTGTCCTCCATACATTGGCGTGGCAATAAAAAGTTTTTGTGTCTTAAGATAGTCCCAATCTAATTTTATCTCCAAAATTAATCTCCTTTTTTAAATGACAGCATATTTTATAGTTTTTGTTCCACATCCTTGATTCTTCAAAACACAATACAAATACACTTTATGACCACTATCAATAACCCTCTTAAAGGTTTCTTTTATAACATTTATATCTTCTACCACCGCGCTCATGGCGACAAACGCCTTTCCTTCGAACGCCGCGACGGGGCGCGTCATGAACCCACTCACGAAATTCCTAAGCATCAGGCCATCCTCGACCATGATCATCGAGATAAGTTCCTTTTGCCTGTCCGCTAGTTCCTTTACCCATTCACTCGAATCGAAGGTAATATGGAAAGTCTCGCCGCTCATTTGATCTCTCCTATTTTATCATTCTCAATATCGAAGACGTATAGGGCTAGGATAGCATAGTGAATCAACTTGAGCAAGTCGTTTCGATTCCAGCCTGCCTTTTTACCGAACCGAGTAGAGTATTTTATAATCGATCCAAGACAAAACCCAATCCCTAGACCAGAAGAGGCAATCACGTCGAAGGTTTGTGTCCCTCCCTTTCCAGCATAGTGTTCTCGATAGGTCTTAGATATATAGTCTTCAATTTCAATCAAGTAATGGTCTTCTTTAAATTTCACTTATCTCTCCTTTAAAATAAACTAGCTCCATCCGTCGAAGTCTTCTCCCGCTTAAGCGGAGTCTTTTCGAATACCAGTTTCATCCGTCTCTCTATATCTTCCACATACTCAACCTCGCGCTCGATCAGGACGGACTTGAACCCCTCAAGCATCGCGGCCTGACCAGTTGTGCCCGTGCCGGCGAACATGTCAAGGACCGTCCCGTTTGGTGGCGTGATTAGCCTGACGAGCCACCGCATGAGGGAGACGGGTTTAACCGTTGGGTGGCCGGCTGCTTTCTTTACGCTTACGCTTATTTTTAACGGCGTTCCTGACGGAACATGATTTACACCATGAAGACACACCATCTCTCCTAATATAATAATTAGAAATGGGTTGGATTGATCCACATTTTCGGCAAGGTTTCCACCATGTTCCTTCTCGTAATTCACAACCGCTATGGATTCTCTTGTGAGTAAGTGAGTCAACCAATTCCAAGTTGGAGATGATATTATTGAGTTTGTTTCCGTCTTTATGATGCACTTCGAAGCCTTCCGGCACAGGT